TAACAATATAATATCTGATGCAGATATATTGTGATCTGTTGAAAAAGTTAAAGTTACAACTGCTGATCCGTTGGTCGTGCTAAATGCATTTGTAAGCGTTGTTGTAGTTTTAATTGGATGTATGTCATAATAAGCACCACCAGAATATGCATACAAAATTCTATTTGTACCAATAATTGCATATTTTCTAGCTGAACTATTAACAAAGTGATGTAATCCTCTACCTGCACCGGTAAGATTGTCAGACCCTAATTGTGACCAACCACCTATTTTTTCAGGTGTGCCATATCTAAACCTAACATTATCACAATCAATCCACTGACCCTCTGCTCCTGTGGGTGTGATTTGTTTGTTAATACCTGGCTGAAAACCTATCTTTTGTAGCATAATAAATCCATATATAGCAAATTTATTACTTATTTAACAGAATAAAAGCACGGGGGTGTGGTGTGGTGGTGCCCCCGTACCAGTCTAGTTTATAGACTATTTTTTAGATGTAGTCAACTTAGATCCTTTAAACCAGGCTGGTAAGCCTAATAAAGGTCTTTTATCTAATGCGTTTTCTTTAGCTGCTTTTGAATTAGCTTTATTATAATGTAAGAATACTTGTCCACAGTTTTTACCTGTAAACTCTTCTCGCCAATGTTCTAAATCACAACCAGAATAGATTAACATATCACCTGGTTTTAGATCTACTTTAATACCTGCTTGACCTTTTTTACCTGTAGGATCAAGATAGATGGGCCATGGGTCACCACCTAAGTTTAATGTAGTAGATATCTCACAAGAATATCTATCTTTGTGACGAGCTAGAACATCTCCGTTTTTATATATTCTTGCATAAGAATATGTTTCAGATAATTTTAATCCTGTATGTTTTTCCATAACAGGTTTTACTTCTTGCAACAATGTTTCCATTGCAATGTCACCATAGTGTGAATAAGTATTAGGAACTTGTTCATCATTCCATATACCCCAATATTCTGTAAAAGGTGAAACGTATCTTGAATCAAATAATACTCTTGCAACGTTTCTTTTGTTTTGAAAGTATTTATATACAAAGTCTGCTAACTCTTTTGAGATGGCTCCTTTTAAAACACTGTATTTATTTTTTTTGAATGACATCGTTTTCTCCTTTGTACTGTAATACTGATTTTGGTATCGCCTGACAATTCCAATGTATAAATCTAAATGGTTCATAACCCATATCGGTTACATATTGATGTGGCATGTATGATGGAAAGAATATCATACGACCTGGTTTTACTTGATAATTTATTTGTGTAGATGCAGCAGTTACATTTTTTTTATCTTTTTCAGGTAAAAGATTCATCATGTTACCTGCTCTTGGGTCTTCAAATAATGGCATAGATGTTCTTTCACTTGCTTTTAAAAAATAAAAACCAGATATGTGACCGTTCCAATGTGTATGTAAAGTATGATAACCTGCACCTTTTTGTGCAAATTCTTGTACCCATAATTCTGTAATAAACACTTGATAGTTTGTTAAATCAAAACCCATTTCATTTAATAAATTATGTGCCGTTGCACCTACATAATTTTGTAACTCTGCAAAATTAGGATCACCAATTAAACTTGTAGAATGAAACACGTGACCCATGTCACCTTTGTTACCAAATTTTTTATTACGCTCATCAATAGTTGGTTTTAATCTTTTTTTTGAATCTTCAATATATGAATCTGATGCTTTGTTTAATTTATCAACAAAACTAGGTTCATCAGCCCACCATATAGGTGATGCAAAATATTGTTCTAATTGTAATTGTTTTGGAAACGATAATACGTTTTCTTTTTTTACTTTTTGTTTTTTAGCTTTTGCTTTTTTCTTTTTCATATTCTCCTTTATTTAAATGGCCATCCTAAATTCCAGATCACCAAACTGTTACGTTCTCCACTTTTAACTGGACACACTCTATGCCACACAAACGAAGGAAATACAACTAAAGATCCTTTAGGTAATATTTCTTTACATTTTACAGGCTTTCTTTTTTTATCAGGATCTAGATTTCTAAAATCAAATTCTAGCTCACCACCTTTATAATCTTTTGGATCTGATAAAGTTACTGTTACTGATAATTTTCTAATTTTACCGTGTGATGGATCGTTAGGTTGTTGTCTTATATAAGGTTTATCCCAACTATCACAATGCCAATCATAGTATTGACCTTTTTTATATTTTGTAAACTGACAAGACTCAGAAAAATCCCATTCAAAATTCCAACCTGCATTTGCATTTGCTTGATGCACATAAGGTTGTATTTCTTTATAAATCCATCTATCGCTCATCCAAACAATATTAGAATCTCTTTTTGTTTTTAAATCTTTTATTTCTTTTTGATTTAATTTTCTATCACCATAACCACCAGTGACTGCCATTTGATCTTGTAATTGTTGTCCATATTTTACAATGTCATCACATATACGAGAAGGTATAGCTGATTGAAAGTACCAATAATAGTTTGTAAGGTTCATATATCTTTATGAACTTAATATAACATATATTAAGAAACTGTCAATGTTCCAGAAACTTTGAACACAGCAATTTTATCTCCACCAGGGTGAGTTGCTGTAAGATTACATCCTGGAGACACAGCTAAACTTTTACTAGATGGTGCTCTAACTATAACAACACCTGATCCACCATTTCCACCATCAACATATGAAGCTGGTCCACCATCGTAAGTACCTGCTCCACCTCCACCACCAGTGTTAACTGATCCTGGTCTTACTGTAGGACTATCTGCAGCGTTACCTCCACCACCAGATCCTCCAGATCCAGAAGATCCACCAGCTCTTAAATCTACTCCACCACCTCCACCACCAGCAAAAGTAGTTGTTGAAAAAGGTGTTCCTCCACAATCAATTAAATTAGGTGCTCCTGCACCTCCATTACCACCTGCACCTGGACTTCCGTCAGCACCAACTGCAGTTGCTCCACCACCTCCAGCTCCTCTTCTTTGAGGAACAGGTGCATTAGAAACAGCATCTCCTCTTCCACCATTATTACCTTCTGGTTTTGTAAATCCTCCAGCGTTTCCTTGTGCATTTTCACAAGATGGTCTATTGTTAGCTTCGTGTCCACCACCAGAACCGCCTCTTTCTACTCTACCTCCAGCGATAACTCCACCACCACCACCAGATGAAGTAATTAAATTAAATACTGATGCATTTCCTCTTCCTCCTGTTCCACAATTTCCTTGACCACTACCACCAGATCCTCCACCTCCAACTGTAATTGTATGGGGTCCATCTTGTATACCTATTTTACCAGCTCTTAATGGACTTGGTCCATAACCAGAAGCTCTATATCCTCCAGCTCCACCACCAGCAAGATAACCTCCACCACCACCGCCACCAGCTACAACTAAATAATCTACAAATGTATATGATCCTTTAGATAGTGTGGTAGTTAAATTTCCTGGTCCTCTAAAAGTTGCAATTTCTACAACATTACAAGAAACACATATTCCTGATAAAATATTTCCACATCCAGAAACTGTTAAACCACCTGGTCCTGTTGGTCCTCTTGCATATAAAACACCTGATCCACCATCTCCTGCAACTGCACTACTTAATCTTCCACCTGCTCCACCACCTCCAGTATTAGCTACACCAGGTTGACCAGCAAAGTTATCTTTTCCACCAGATCCACCACCACCAAATCCACCTATACCCGCAGGTTCACCGCCTCCACCACCACCAGCAGCAAATCTACCTCCAAAACCTGTAATATTAATAGACTTACCTGCTCCACCAGGTCCCCCAGTTGAAGAGGATGCATTAGTTCCAACAGCGCAAGAACCTCCACCACCTCCTCCTGATCCAGGACTAGATGCATTACCACCAGCATTTCCTTGACCGCAAGTTCCAGCTGCTCCATTTGCTGGTGAAGAACATTTACCTCCACCACCACCAGAACCTCCAGTGGCTGCAGCATAACAACCTGCAGATCCTCCTCGACCTCCTCCTGTTGCAGTTAATCCTGCAAAAGTTGAGTCGCCTCCAGAAGCTCCTGCAGCACAAGGACTTGGTGTTCTTCCTGATCCACCAGCTCCAATGCTAACAGCATAAGTTGCTATTCCTAATTCTAATGGAGAAGTAGGTGTACAAAAAGATGTAAGCAGTCCTCCTGCTCCACCTCCACCACCGCTACATCCACCACCGCCACCACCACCTGCGATTAATAAATAATCTACTCCTACAAAATTAAATGGCCACGTTCCCTGTTGCTTGGCTTGAAATTGACTTTGCATTGACCACACACCACTTGCTTTGTTTAATTCTTTAATTACTGCTACACCAGAACCACCATTTGATCCAGCGTTAGGCCCTGTGCTTCCAGTACCACCACCTGCACCACCTCCACCACCTCCAGTATTATTTGATCCTGCTGTGTCTGCAGGTCCTGAAGCTGGGGTTGCAGAACCTCCTACTCCTCCTCCAAAAGGAGAACCTGGACTACTTCCACCAGATGATTTGTTACCACCAGATCCGCCACCACCGCCTCCGGCATAACTTGTACAAGATCCTGAAATATCTGTAGAAACACCAGCTCCACCACCACCGCCTGTGCTTCCAGTTTTATTATCGCCTGCTGCTGATGCACCACCACCTCCAGATCCAGATAAACCAAATGGACCAGGTGCATCACCACCACTACTAACACCACCATCATTTCCTTGTCCAGCTGTTCCAGATCCAGCTGTATATCCTGAAGCAGGGAAAGGTTGTGAACCTGTTCCTCCACCAGAACCTCCTGGTAAACCGTTTTGAGCAGGTGTAGCAGGGCCTCCTGTTTGGCCACCACCGCCACCACCACCTCCAGCTACTGCTGTATAAGTTGTGCCACATGCTACTAATGTTGAATTACATCCACTTGTTCCTTGTCTAGAAGGTCCTGTGCCTCCAGCACCACCTCCTCCAATAGTTATACTAACTGATGATGAAGCGTTTATGTCAGGTCCTGCTAATGGAGTTACAGAGGCTACTACACCTCCAGCTCCACCTCCACCACCTCCAGCACCATTACAACCAGGTCCACAATTTTGTCCAGCTCCACCTCCACCACCTCCAGCAACTAAAAGATAATCAATTACTCTAGTCCCCGATTGAAGACAAACAGTTCCTGTAGATGTTTTAGTAGTAACAGTACATTTTCCAAAAGAGGTTAAATTCTTTTTTCCAATTACTCCACCGTTTGTTGAGCTAGATCTGGATCTAGGCATTTAAGTGTCCTCCTATTCGGACACCCAAGCTGTGCCATTCCAATCGTATTTGGTAGGTGTTTCCGATGTATCGTTTGATTTGATTGCTTCCCAACCTTTAGTGTTGTCAGCTTGATATTTTGTTTCGTTCCAAGAAATTCCATACCACCATTCATTTGGATCTTCGTCTGTTCCTGCTCTACCATCGTTAGTGATTGATGGATATGTAATTGGTGCTTGCCAATCATCATTAGAATCTAATGACCATGATGCAAAAGGTTGTGGTGTTAAAAATTTATCTTTTGTTGAATCGTAAATGTATCCAATACCTGCGTATTGTTTTCTAAAATTATTATTGTAAGAAGTTTGTTTCCAGCTTCCACCTTTGAAAAAATTTGAACACCATGTTTCTCCGTCAACATGCATGTCATTATCTCCTAAAGTTCCACCGTTTGCAGGGATATCATTTCCCACAACAACAACTCTTTCTACAACTTGATGTGTGTCAGAAGTGAAACCAGTTGGGTCTACTTTTGATTTTAGTTCTGCGAAATGTGCCATATTTATACTCCTTAAATGTTATAATTATATTTTAATCTTAATTAATTGTCAACGTTCCAGTTACTGTAAATCTAGCTACTTTATCATTACCTGGACCTACACAAGTACTTAATGTATTTGTTCCTGGTGCAACGCTTGCACATGTTGATCCTGGAAATCTTACTACCACGACACCTGAACCACCAGAACCTGCACATCCACCACATCCAGTAACACCACCACCTCCACCACCACCAGTATTAACTGTTCCTGAACCTCCACCTTGTCCACATGGATTTCTTCTTCCACCTTGTCCACCACCTCCAGCTCCACCAGCTCCACCACTTAAAGAAGGACTTGAACCTCTACAAGTAGCACCACCTCCACCACCAGCTACTGTAACAGCTGATCCTGTAATATCATTAGGTGCACCAGCTCCACCAGCTCCACCTTGGTGACCACCAACGGGTGGTCCACCTGGACCACTAGGAGGACCTGATCCTGCAACAGTTGCTCCACCACCACCAGCTCCACCTTTAGCACATCCTGTTCCTTGAGAAGCATTACCACCATTTTTTCCTTGTGGTGGATCTGTAGGAGGTGTATTTCCTGAACCACCACTACCAGATCCAACAGCTGCACAAGTTCCTCTACCACCACCTCCAGAGCCTCCATCAAATCCATTTACATTAGAGTTACCTGGACCTCCTCCACCTCTACCACCACCAGCAGAAGTTATACATGAAAATACAGAATTGCTTCCTGAAGTATTTATACCACCTCCACCACCAACAGTAATACTGTATGGCCCTGGACTTAAAAATAATGAATTTCCTCGTAAAGGTGAAGGTCCAAAACCAGAAGCCCTATAACCTCCAGCACCTCCACCACCACCGTTAATTGTATTTCCACCACCTCCACCACCAGCGACTATTAAATAATTTGCTGTTGTTACACTAGGATCACCTTCTGCAATAGTAAATGTTCCTGATGTTGTAAAACTTGCGACTTGATCGAAACCTGCTGGGTCAGGACTTGGTGTAAATGAAACTGTGTTTGTTCCAGGACTAGCACTTAATGTGATTCCAGATCCTGGAGCTCTCGCAACCACGATACCTGAACCACCTGCATTTCCTGTTGCAGTACAAGAACCTCTTTCATTTCCATCACCACCATTACCTGTATTATCTCCTCCTGCAGATGCTGAAGGATTACTTCCATCACCTCCTGCTGAGTAAGTTACACTTGATCCTGTAATACTATTTGCTGATCCTGATCCACCTGCTTGTGTAGAACAAGCGTTAGGAGCATTTGCTCCTGCTCCACCAGCTCCACCTCCACCACCTCCTACTTGAGGACCTGGAGCTGCATCACCCGATCCACCAGAATTACCTTGACCACAAACTCCAGCTCCACCTGCGTTAGGGGCAGAACCTCCACCACCTCCACCACCAGAACCTCCAGCTAAACCAGCAGTGCATCCTGGAACATGTGCAAGTCCACCACCTCCACCACCACATGAAGTAATTGATGAAATTATAGATGGACCTCCAGTTGTTCCTGCAGCAGCACTTCCACCTGCTGCACCTCCTCCTCCAACTGTGATTGAGTGTGCTCCTAAACTCATTTCAAGAGCGCTAGAAGGAGTACAAAAAGAAGATAGTAAACCTCCAGCTCCACCTCCACCACCACCTCTATAACTAGCAAAACCGCCACCACCGCCACCACCACCAGCAACGACTGTATAATCTATATTTACTGTTCTTTTAGGCCATGTGCCATCTTCTATTGCATCAAGTTGATCTGCTAATGAGAAAACTCCTGATGCTTTATCTAATTCTTTTACTA